AAATTTCATTCTTCAATACGATAACTTGTTTTCCGCACAGGAGTGTCAGCAGTTCATCGACTCATTCAATAGAATGGAACGAGCTGGATTTACTATCAGTCGACAGAAAGAAGGAACGAACTCCACAGTAAAGAAAGATGATCAGTTTTACTTTTCTGATTTCTTGTCTGGAATGGAACTCGATATTTCAGACATCGCACCTTTCCGTATGATGACTGAACGTTTCTGGAATACAGTATATCCAGCATACGCAGAACAGTATGGCGTATTGAATCAAGTGGCAAATATGACTGTTCGTTTAGCCAAAATTCAGAAAACTGAAATTGGCGGAGGATATCATGTTTGGCATAACGAAGATGATACGCCACAGAACATGCGTCGCGTGGCCACATTCATTCTATATCTAAATGATGTTGAAGAAGGCGGAGAAACGGAATTCCTGTATTATCCTAAGAGAGTTAAAGCCAAAACGGGCAGATTCATTCTGTGGCCTGCTGGCTTCACTCATACGCATCGTGGCAATCCGCCAATCAGCAATACGAAATATATCGTCACTGGCTGGGTCGAATATACTTGACAATCGACCCCTCATAGCATATAATGAATAGTGTAATGAGGGGTCAGTTATGGCTATTTTACCTATCTACTATACCACGAACAATATGCGTAAACGTAAAGCTCGTAAGCCAACTCAGGCTATGATCGAGTCTCAGCGTATCACTCAGGAACTTCTTGATAAGGTTGGATATCGTAAGCCAACCAAGTCTGCTAAGAAGTTTTCATACTCACTTTCATGTGTGTCTAACGCAGCTCCGCTATCCAATACCATTCCTGGCGGTGCAGCTGCTAAACGCGACATTCGCACAGATCATCTCTGGAAGCGTGATCGTCAAGAGTCTGCTGCTACTGTCAAGGCTATTGAAGAAAAGGCTATGCGCGTTGCTCCTGCCTATAACAAAGGTGCGACGCAGTATATTACTGACGGAACTGAAGCTAAGTATCTCGGAAGGAAAATCTAATGTTGAAGTTGTGGGATAAGAATGAACTGAGTGAAATGCTGTTCAACGGGAAACTTCAAATTTCTTTTGTTAAGAAAGATGGAACCGAACGAGTTATGAACTGCACGTTGTCAGAAGATTATCTATCGCAAGAGCGAAGAGAAGCGACTAAGAAGGAAAATCCAGATGTGCTCGCTGTTTGGGATATAGATAATAGTGGATGGCGTTCGTTCCGCCTGGATTCGATTATTGACGTGAGGATTGTAAATGACTAAATTGAATATCTCTGGACTCAAAGAAAGCGCGACTAAGGCTAAGGATCTTGAGCCAGCTAAGAATGGTACATATGCACATCTTGGTTCCAAGGGTGGAACTGAGCAGATGTATGAAGGCTTGATGGCACGACTACCAAACGAGCTGACTGATCAGTTCAATATCATCTGCTCGCGCGTGCGCGAAGATAGCATCAGTAAGACAAAGAAAAACATTCTGTGGCTACACGATACTTTCGACGATCCAGAGTCACAACATCTGAAGGACGCCAAGAGTCTTGACCGATTCGAGAAACTCGTATTCGTTTCACACTATCAGCAGTCTACTTACAATCTCGGACTTGGAGTACCATACGACAAGGGTATCGTTCTTCAGAACGCGATCGTTCCTATCGAGCCTCACGAAAAGCCTGAAGGCACGATCAATCTGATCTATCATACAACTCCGCATCGTGGACTCGAGCTTCTTGTTCCAGTCGTAGAGTTCCTAGCTGATAAGGGGCTCGACTTCCATCTTGATGTCTATTCATCGTTTGGTATCTACGGATGGCCACAGCGCGATGAACCATACAAGGAACTGTTTGAACGTATCAAACGCAACGGCAAAATGACTTATCATGGATGGCAGCCAAACTCTGTTATTCGCGAAGCTCTCAAGAAAGCGCACATCTATACATATCCCAGCATCTGGCCAGAAACTTCTGGTATCTCAGTCATCGAGGCTATGAGCGCTGGCTGCAATGTTATTTGCCCAACATTGGCTGCGCTTCCAGAAACATGCGCCAACTTCGCAGTTCAGTATGGCTGGACAGAAAACAATAACAAGCACGCCAATGTGTTCGCTGGCATATTGGCTATGGTCATTAAGGAATACAGAGCGCCATTCAATCAAGAACGACTCAAGTTTCAAAAAGCCTACTTCGACTCGTTCTATAATTGGGACGTTCGGGCTAGTCAGTGGCGGGATTTCCTAGCTTCTATGGCAAACAAGCCTTGACAATTAACAGCCAATGTGCTATGATAAGTCATGATGAAAGGATATCCTAATGGCTAAGAGCTTGTTGGCTGTAAAGGCAAAGAAACGTAAAACCATTCTCCCTCGTGGCGCTGATGCCAAGCATTTTGGTGCTGAGCCATCGTGGGAGGATTTGCCGTTCCTGACTGAGAGCGAGATCCGCTCTCGCGAAATGGCTGCGTTCAATTGGTACAACTATTTCTATGAAGCCAAGGAAGCTCGTGGCTATATCTTGGAGTTCATGGAAACGGTAAATATGCCGAAGCCCGCAGTCGTGATGTTTAAGCGCATCTCAGATTCGCAGATCAATAGCACTACGGCTGCCATGTGTCGTATGTATGTTATGGGTTGGGAAGATTCTGAGAAGCGCAAGAAGATTGAATCGCGAATCATGGAGTTATGCCGTAAGGGCGCAGCTCTCGTTGAAGAAGATAAGAAACAAGCCGCAGCTAAGATAAACGTGCCTGAGAAACTTCCATACAACGAACTGATCACTGATATTGAGCAGATGATCGACGAAGAGTCGGACTCGCTATCTGGCTTCTATGAATGGCTTAAGAATCGTAGCGCAAAGCCAGCAGACGTTCGCGGTGTGATTGATTATTATGCTGGATGGTTTGCTGAACTGACTGAAGCATCAGAGCGCAATGTTGATCCGCAGCTCAAGGAAGCGTATGCGTATCTGACCAAGAAGCAGCTCAAGGAACGAGTTGAGCTTTTCTCTGGCATCATCTCAGACTGCGAATCGTATCTGTCTAACAGCCGCAAGTCAGTTGTGCGCAAGCCGCGTAAGACTAAGCCTAAGACAGCTGACAAGCTCGTCGGTAAGCTCAAGTTCCAGAAAGAGCATACAGAGCTGAAGATCGTGTCGATCGATCCTACGAAAATCGTTGGGGCTAAAGAGCTTTGGGTGTTCAATACTAAATACAATGTTCTTGCTCACTACTGGTCAGAGCAGGGACTGTCCGTCAAGGGAACTACACTTCAAGGCGTCGATCCTGGGCGTTCTCAGCAAAAGAAACTGCGCAAGCCAGCAGATATTCTTCCAATGATTACTGGTTCAACACCTAAAGCCGCAGAACGCGCGTTCGATAATCTCAAGACGAAAGAAGCTAATCCTAATGGACGTATCAATGAGTTCACCGTCATCCTCAGGGCAGTCAAATAACAACGTTGTAATCTTTCCTAAGAAGAATACAAGAATTCTTCCGCCCGCAGAAGATGAAGCAGTTCGTGAGGCAACTCAACGAGCATACGTCGATGAGGTGACAGATGCTTATGCTACGCATGTTGCAAACAAGTTGGCCCAACAAGGCTTTGACATATTCAACAAAGACTTCGACAAGCACTTTGGTTTTACAGTCGAAGCCCTGCGTTCAACTTTGCTCATGACTCTTGGGCTACATCATCCGTTCCAAGAAGTCGTGGAACATACGGTCAAGACGATAGCTGAGTTGTCGCCAGACAACGATGACGACGAGTTCGATCCTGCTTGACAATTACGCATAGATAGTATATGATACTATCATGCAATGGAGTTCGTTATGATTCTCGTAGATTTCAGCCAAGTCATGATTTCCAATATCATGATGCAGTTGGCTAACAATGACAGTAAGCTCGAAGAAGACATGGTTCGTCACATGGTTCTGTCGAGCTTGCGTCTTTACAAGCGCAAGTTTGGCGCTGAGTATGGTGAGATCGTTATCTGTGCTGACGGTCCGTCATACTGGCGTCGTGAGATTTATCCTCACTACAAGGCTGGTCGTAAGAAGGCTCGCGAAAAGTCTTCACACGATTGGTCGTTGATCTTCAACGCCCTTCACAAGATTCGCGACGAGCTAGAAGAAAATATGCCGTATCCAGTTCTGCGCTTCGAACGAGCAGAAGCTGACGATATCATTGGCGCTCTGTGTCATGCTCATGGTCAGCATGGCGTAGTCACAGAGAAGATCCTTATCATCTCAGGCGACAAAGACTTCGCGCAGTTGCAGAAGTATGATAACGTCGCGCAGTATTCCCCGATCGCTAAGAAGTTCATCACACCAGATGTCAATCCTGAGCGTTTCAAGCAGTATCATATCCTTCAAGGCGACAGCGGTGACGGTGTGCCTAACTTCTTGTCGGCTGATGATACGTTCGTATCTGGTGGCCGCCAGAAGCCGCTTCCTAAGAAAAAGCTCGAAGAGTGGACGTTGATGGAGCCTGAATCATATTGTCAAGGTGAGATGCTGCGCAACTATCATCGCAACAAGATGATGGTCGATCTTGATTGTATTCCTGATGAACTTCAGAAACAGATCGTTGATGCGTATGCTACATACAAATACAATCCACGCAATAAAATCTTGAACTACTTCATCGAAAAACGTTTGCGTCAGTTGACAGACGCTATCTCGGAGTTCTAATATGACACCAATTCAATGTCTACAACTTATTCTAACCTTAGTCGTGACTGGCGCTTGCACCGCTGTCTTTGGTATTACGTTTAGAAGTGAGATTGCATCTAACAAATGGCTTGTGTGGGCTGGTCGTTCGTTGTTAGCGTTTCATGCTATCGCGCTTCCTGTAGTCATGATCCTTTTGATTTGGAGCGTGTGATGACTTATTTCCGCGAATCATGGATTGATCTTCACTTTGGTAAGACAATGATTGCCATAATTGGTGTAATCATGCTATTGGGTTATATGATTGTTGCATCACAAACAGAACGTGCAACATTTCATTACAAACAATGCTTGGATGATGGTAAGAAAGAGTATGAGTGTTACGCCATTGTTTACAATGGAGGTCGTCGATGATTATCACCGTTCCAGATTTAGACTATCACAATAGGGAGTATGACAAGGTTATGATTGATCTAGAAAAGTATGCCTCGTTTGTTATGGCTGTCACGAGTAAAGAAAGTCGTGAAGTCGAAGCATTCATCGATCGTCTGAGGGAAATTCATTTCAATAGCACAACGCTCAATGCATCGCTACTTCTTACAGCTATCATTGGTATGACAAGTGAAGCTGGCGAAGCGCAGGAAATCGTTAAGAAAGTTTTGTTTCAGGGTAAGCCATACACCGAAGAAACTCGTCAGCATCTTAAGAAAGAACTTGGCGACGTCATTTGGTATTGGATCAATGCTTGCAACGCTCTTGATCTTGATCCCAATGAAGTCGTAGCAGAAAACGTTGCTAAACTCGAAGCTCGTTATCCTGGCGGCAAGTTCAACGCATATTACTCTGAGAATCGTAAAGAAGGCGATATCTAATGTCTAAGCTCGTAATGGTCGATGTTCTTTCTTCGTTCCGCATTCGTTATGTCGTGCGTGTCGAAAACAATGTCATTGATGCGCTCGATGAAGTTGTGTGGCGCGAAAACGATACTACGTTCAAGGAGTTCAGTCAGAAGCATCTTGATCCTACTGCAATCATCGATCATCGCGAAATCAGTGAAGAAGAATATCTCAAGTTGTTCGATCAGGAAAACGATTATCTCGCTGCGTGGGATGACGAACAGAAGAAACAGTTTATAAATGTAATTGCATACGAACCAGTGGAGATTAATGATGGCCCTTGATACAAACAAATGTATGGCTAATATTGTTTCAAAGATTGAAGCACAAACGACTGCAGAAAAGCAAGCTGAGTTCCTAAAGCTGCATAGCTCTTATGCTCTTAAGGCTGTTCTAGGTTATGGCATGGATCCAGGCGTGAAGTGGTTGCTTCCTGATGGTGATCCGCCGTATCGCCCTCTGTTTGATGCAGCTGATCAGGAAGGACGTTTCTACATTGAATGCAAGAAGCTGATCTATTTCGTCGATAGCCCTGAAGGTGCTCAAGTCAAGCAGCTCAAGCGCGAACAGTTGTTCATTCAGGTGCTTGAGTCCATTGATCCGCGTGATGCTAAGCTGCTCCTTCGTATGAAAAATCGTCAGATCAAGATTATGCCCGAAGCGATTGCTGAAGCATTCCCTAATCTGTGGGAAGCCTGGGGTCGTAAGGTTGCAACGCCAATCGAACAGCCAGCTCCTATTGTACAGGAGGTTGAACTTGACAACTCAACGTTTCTCGAGTATGATGAAACTCAAGTTCCTGTCAAGCGTGGGCGCGGTCGTCCGAAAGGTTCTACTAAGAAAGAAGTAGCATGAACACAGCTTTTATCATCGGTAATGGTACGAGTCGCAAGGGATTCGATCTTACTAAACTGAAACCATATGGAACGGTGTTTGGTTGCAATGCGCTTTATCGTGATTACCCTGACAGGTCTTTTCCTGATTTCCTCGTTAGTATTGATGATGGTATCATTACCGAGATAGAAGGCAGCGACTTCCCTTCAAAGCGTTTCATCGTACCACCGATTGATGAACGCTGGGAACCTGCTGAATGTAACATTGGTCGTCCTCGTAGTAATGCTGGCATGAATGCTATGCGTGAAGCGATCAAGATGGAATACAATCAGATTATCTGTCTTGGTTTTGACTTTTTGATTCAAGATGGCAATCAACTTCTTTCCAACATCTACGATGGAACAGACAACTATGGCGCTGATACTCGCGCGAGCGCGGGAGACAATCCTGGTCGTGTGAACTATCTTCAGTGGCTTGTGCGGAAGCATCCAGAAGTTGATTTCATTTTTATTTTCCCTAGTATCCAAAATGTGACTAAGATTGCTGGTGAAAACGTCTATTTCAACACATATGAAAATCTCCTGAAGCATACATAGAGATAACAGTTTTAGGAGGAGAGGCCTATGGTAAAGAAAATCTATCTCGAACACTCTAATCTTAACAAGATGGATCATATGCTAGGTAAGTTCCTAGATCATGATTGCTATGATCTAGTGCTGACTGAAGATACTGATGTTTATGAACCACTGACTCCTTTGCAAATCGCAAACGGCGAAACGCATTCTGAAAAGAATTTGCTCTGCAAGTTCCGTAAAGGTGTGTTCTCGAAGGAAATGACAGACGCAGCTTATACTGCTCTTCGTTCTGGTGCGATCATGTCTGACAATCGTGGGCTTGCTGCTGGTATCGAACGCGACACAGCTTATCAGAAGTTACCAGACGGCGAAGGTTCTCGTCGCTGGGTGACGCAGCGCGAAAAAGCTGTTCTTCAGTATATGGCTAAGGGTTCGCCGCTTTCTATTACTGGCGAAGATATGCTGCATGAAATCTACAGCACAACTCCAGATAAGCCATTGCAAGGTCGTGGATCTGGAGCAGACAAGAACAAAGGTGAAATTGGTGCTGGTGCGATTTGGATTGTAAACAAGTCGAAGGACTTCGTGTTCGACGATTGGTACGACTCAGTCAAGGATAAAACGTCTAAGGATCGTAAGCTCGCCGCAGATCATATTCTGAATGACATGATTTCAGATACAACTTATGCGAACGGCGTTCGTTCTGGCGTTGGTGGATTCATGGATCGTTATCCACGCATTCCATTCTGTCGCGAAACGGGCTGGA